GCACGGGCCGTGGGATCTTTGATCGCGTTCCAGTCAGCGCGGAGTTCCTCGGCGGTCTTGGCCTCAGCGGAAACCGCAGCAAGCTGCTTGGGTGGGACACCCTGGGAAGCTGCGATATCGATTGCTTGCTCCTCAGCCGACTTGGCAGAGGTCTCCAGTCCTGCAACAGCCGCTTCGAGGCTCGCCTTGCCGGCGCGGAGCTCCGTCAGCTCTGCGAGCTGCGTGGTGATGGTGCCCTGGGCGGTGCTCAGCTGCCCCCGGAGATCCGTGATGGTGGTCTCGTGGGCGGAAATTTTCTGCAGGAGGTCAGCGCGGGCAGCGATGAATTCACCAGCCTTGGCAAAGATGCCGGGCTTGGCCACAGCAGCTGCCGGTTGTGCGGGAGCGGCGGGAGCTTCTGGTGCAGCTGCAGCCGGGGCGGCAGGAGCAGCTGATTGTGCGGGAGCGGCTGCGGAGCCGGCCGCGCCAAGGTTGTCAGCGGAGAGGAAGAGGAGGCAGTTTAGGAGTCGTTTGCTCATGACTTCCTTGCCGTGTCAAACAAGCCGCTGGGAAGCGGCGCGTAAGAGCACGCCGTAAGGCGTGGCCCGAAGGGCGGCACCGCTTGCCGGGAGGCAAGTGCCGTCAAAAACCACGGAACGGAAAAACAATGCCCCTTAAAACAAAAAAAACCCCGCTAGCCACGTGGCTAGCGGGGTTGCTGTTGAACATTATTCTGCAAGCAATCCGGCAGCGACCGCAGCCGTGATGACGCTCTGCAGGTCAGGCGAGAGATCATCGACTAGGCCATTATCTTCAGCATCATCCCCGTCGAACCATTGCCCCTGCATGGTATCTGCCGAGACGAAAGGGCGCTGGGCGAGGACAAATCCCTTGAACTGCGCGCTGACTTTATCGGTTCGCGCTTGCAGGAAGGCATCTTCATCAGCGGTCCATTCCTTGCCATCCATCCCCAGGGCTTTGAATTTGCCATCGCGGAAGAGTTTCAGCTTCAGGCCCTCCTGCTCCCACGCCCGAGAGCTATCCACGCCGGCAATATAGACGCCGATGCAGCCAACGGTCGCGCTCGGGGAAGCAAGGATCTCATCGCACGCGGAGGCAAGGTAGTAGCCAGCCGAGCAGCATTCCCCATCGGTGTAGGCAATGGTATTCACGCCAAGCGCGGCGATCCGGGCCGCCGCCTCGGCTACGCCAGAGGTCTGGCCGCCGGGTGTATTGAAATCGAAGATGACGGTATGGATGGAGGTATCGGCTTCGAGAGCATCGAGATCTGCATTTAACCAGTCGAGATCGTAGCCACCGCACATCATCTCCAGCCAGCCGAGGTGGCGACCGATGATGCCATGCACCCTAATCAACATGACGCCCATGGCACTTTCGGGTGCCGGCCGTGCTCCCGTATCGTCCCCGTCACCATTGTCCTGATCCTCATCTTCATCACCGAGCAAGTCGGCTCGGGTCATCTTGCCATTGCGCGCCTGCAGGTAGTCGTGGAGTTTGCGACCCAGGAGCATGTGTGCATCCGGACGAATGGCCCAGGGCTGGAAGTAGAAGGCTGTAAGCAGGTGGGCGAATTTCATGGCGCGGTGGGGTTAGATCAGGTGATTTTGGAAATCGGGTTACTCGTCGAGCGGCTCTCCGGAATCATCGAGGCCAGGCGTTTCGTCGGTGTCATCAGGCGGAGGATTTTTCCCATCATGCTGCAGCTCGTCGGGCTGGGCCTGCTCGGTGACTTTCACATTCGGTGCGCCCAGAAGGAGCTGCACTTCGCTCATGTCCTGGAAGCCGCGGGTTTTCAGTCCATCGCGCAGGTAGGCGAGCTCATCCATCCATTGATCGCAATTCGGCTTCCAGTCCTGGGAGAATTGTTCGTCGTAATGACGGGCCAGGGTGATCATGCCGGCCTTGTGCAAATCGATGCTGAGTTTGCCATCTTTGCTGCGGTCCACCGTGAGGCGCTTCTGAGGAATCCAGCCGACCTTCCACCACTCGGGGTCTTTGCATTTCGGAAGGCGACCGGCCTTCATTTCGCAAGCAACGTGATAGACCCAGTACCGGGTGCAGAAGCGGTCAGCAAGCCGACCCTGTTTCTGATCCACCCATTTCTCAGCATCCGAGAGGACCATGCGGTTCGCCACGCTGTTCTTGGATCCAGCCAGCGTGAGCACCTCCGGAGCGACACCAAATCCTAGGCTCATATCGCGCACGAGGAAGTCAATCAGGGACATCTGGTTCGGATGCGGCCGGGTATCCAAAAGCGTCCGGAGCTCCTCTCCATCGGTCAGGTCGGGGACCTTGCCACTGCGAAAGATTTCCTCAAGGTCAACTTTGGCCGCAGGGATTGTCGGGTCCGGCGTTTGCTGATTGCGGCCTGCGCCCATGCGGCGATTTGCCGAAGAGGTATTTTTCTGACCAGGACGGGTCCGGTAGAAGCCGATCTGATTTCCCACCTTGATGCCCAGCTTCACATCACGGGTGATATCGGTGATGTCGTGGAGATGGTTGATGGCATGCGCAAAGCCGGTGATGCCACGAGGCTGATTGAGCCGTTCAAAATCTCCCGTGTAGATAGCGTCGGACGCGGCGATGTCGTAATGACCGGAGCCACTAATGATGCGATAGGCGAGGTGCCGACCGAAGCGGTCGGACAGGACGCCATTGCTCCAGACGTCAGCATCTGTCAGGGAGCTATTGCCGATCTGATGAGCCTCGTAGCCCAGAAAAGCTGCACCACCGCTGGCCGTCTTGCTGAGAGCGGTGATCATGTCACCGTCCTTCAACTCATTGCGACTCAGGGCGAGTTGGTAGTCGTAAAAGTTATGCTTGCCCATCAAATCGCAGATCTGCGCAGAGCCGGCACGGGACTCAAAATTCCTCATTGCCAGTTCGTTCCACACAGGATCCCGCGTCAGCGCACGCGGGGTGAGGAATCCAATCATGTTCGCGAGGCCATTCACCGCGCGGCGGGCAAACCCGCTATTTGCATAGAACCAGCGAGCCTTCTTCACCAATTCCCAGTGGCTGTAGCTGTCGAGTTCCTTTGCGGTGTCGAGCGTGGGAAAATAAATCCATCCGCGAGTAGTGCTCCGATTGGCCGCATCGAAACTCGACCAGGCTGATGTCTGAAGGGTCGATGATTTTGCGCCAGATCGGGACCGCGCAGAGGAGCTACGGCGACTTGAGGCAGGGGAGGGCTTCTTTGCCATAACTCAGGTGCCGAGAATTTGGCGGCTGAAGTCCCAGTGGCTGACAGGCTGGTCAACCTGATCATTCGGATAGCCAGCATCGAGACGTTCCAGGCAGGCATTCAGGATGCTGATGATCTGGTCGGTGTGCCCATTGATCACTCCGTTCGTAGATCCCCCATCACCAGAGATCCCCGTGATGGTTACACCACTGGCCTGATCAGCGAGTGCCACCCTTAAGGCGGCCTCAATTTGTTCTTGGCTATAAAGCCGAAGGTACGATTTTACGGTGTCATCAAAGGCCATTGCCCCTTGCACCTATGTCAAACAAGCCGCTGGGAAGCGGCGCGTAAGAGCACGCCGCATGGCGTGGCCCAAAGGGCGGCACAGCTTGTCCGGAGACAAGTGCCGTCAAAAAGTCCCGCTCCGTGGATCGGCGGGGACTGCGGGATGTCCCCCATTCATGCGCGGGTAAAACGAAAAACCCCGCGGCTTAGTGCCTCGGCTCTCTCACGGCTTCTGCCATACAGAAGGAGCGATAGTCAAACAAGCCCGTCAAAAGGCGCGCGGGGTGCGCGGTTTAGTCATTCGAGGCGATCAGCCGAGAAGTCCGATGATCTACTGATCATCGGATGCCTGATCCGGGAGGATCGGCAGACAAAAAACCCTAAGCTGCATCAGCTGTCTCCGGAGGCGGCACAGACGGGTGTGCTGCCACGATTCCCGGGCCCATCCAGTACCAGATCACCAGGAGGTTTTTCAGTGCATCTGAAAAGTCATTCGGAATGCTGGGAGCCTTTTTCCAAATTTCGCGCGGGTAGCCAAGGCGATCTTGCTCCACCACAAGCTTCTCACTGGTGAGTTCATCGGCAAATTCTGCATCGACTTCATAAGGCAGGTACAGCCGGGGGCTTTTGGATTTTCCGGCAAGAATTTTAGGTAGTTCAGCGATACGGCCGATCAGGAGCGCTTTCTTAAACTGATCGTCTGAAAAGTGATAGGTGATGATCTCCTCACCGTCGATTTCACCGATGCTCTCGTTGACCAGGCTGCGGATCTGAATGCCGCCGCGGCCTTTACTAGGCACAAAGAGGCCGTCGCTCCGGACGCACAAGCGCCGCACTCCCTCCATGTCGTGCCCCTCATCGATGATTCCCTGCTCCACAACAACACTCTCCTCGGTCCATGGTTCCGAGCGGTTCCAGTTTCCAAAGGGGACTCCGATCGGAGTGGGAGCATCGGCAATTTCAAGCAGCTCATCGTAGGCAAGGGTATATCCCCAGTCGGAGAGCCAGAGGTCACCATGAAGATTGAATCCTCCTTTGATCCATTTTTTCACATCGGACTGGACGTCCACGCCCATGGCATAGAGCGCGGGTTTATCCGGGAGTGTTTTGCGATGGTAGGAGCTGCGGAGTTTGAGGATGTCCTCAGTCTTCAACTCACTCGATCGGAGTCTCTCTGGCTTTCCAAGCCGCTCTTGCCGGTAGCGCGTCATCGCCGCAATGCTCTTCAGCGCGGGGATGTACTCGCAGGCCAGTTTCCCCCAGGTGCTGGAGGCAAATTGGCTGTAGAGATCGCTGATGTGGATGGAGATTTTCCCCGGAGCTGGAGTCGGATTGGTCTGCCTCCATCGATGCGCAAGCATCATGTCGCGCTTGTGGTGCTCGTAGATGGGCTTGTGACAGAGGCCGCACTCATACCAAGTTTCTTTCAGTACGCGCTCCAGGTCGTATTCGCCGGCAAGATCCTTGCAGTGATCAAAGCGTAGGCTGTCATTCTGCAGTTCCTGAAAATCGCCGCAATGAGGGCAGGGAACCACACAGACGTGACGGGT